TAATGACTTCGACCAGCATGCCGTTGGCCGTAATGTCGCCAGCGCTGTCGGTGCCGTCGGTGCCGGTGCATTTGATGAGTACCGCCGCGGTAAGGCTGATCGCGCCCTGCGCAACGTAGGAAATCGGAGTGACGCCGCCCGTACCGGCAAGGCCGGTGCCCGAGATCGACTGCGTAGCCGCACCCGTTCGCATGACTACGAGTTCAAGCACCCAGTTCTGGGCGTTCGCAGCTTCGGTTGCTGTCGTGATGACCGCCGTTCCGAAATACAGCTTGCGGGTTTTGTTGTTCGCGTTCGCCGCGGTCGTGCCCCAGCAACGAATGCGGACGCCCTGCCCTGCGGTATCGAGGAAGTTCGCAGGCATCGTCCACTGCTGGAGCGTCTGTTCGGCAGTGCCAGCGCCGGTCGCAACTGCGCCAGTCTGCGCGTTCGCGAGGCCGCCGACGCCAGTGTTGATCTGCTGGATCAACTGGTTAATGACCGCGCGAAGCTGGTTGACTTCGACCGGACCGGTCTGAAGCGGAAGGTTCGCGGCGATAGCGGCAGATGCCAGCGTAGCCGCGGCGACAAGACCGTAAATAAATCCACGGATTTTCATGGCAAATGCCCCCGTTAAAGTGTGGTGCGAATGTCTAGCACTAACCCCAGACGCCCGCAATCAGTTCGCGTTCACCGCGTCTTCCCAGCCGAAGCACATAATCGCGCCGGCCGACGAGTTCGCCCATGCGAGTGTAGTCGTTTCAAGCGTAATCCAGACGTTCGCCACGCGGCCGTCCGAGATCAGGTAGACGGGCCAACCTGCGTTGTTCGACGTACCGGCTGGACCCCGGTTCGTGCCGCCCCAGTTCACGTTCGGCGCCACCAGCACGTTCGCTGCCGCTGCACCGCCATATATATTTGTCGCCCCGATGTTAATTCGCGGTGCCGTGGCGGGGATGCAGAACGTCACCGCTGCCGTCGCCGCCAGCGTGGGAGAAGCAGCCGAGTATGTTCCAGCCGCGCCTGAAGCCAGCACTGGCAAAATCGTCGCAGCCCCGACCACATATTGCGCGATGCGCCCTTTCTGGAGCGTACGCAGGAAGTTAGCCGATCCATCCGTCAGCATCGCCCCGAGGCGGCACTTGTACGTGTAGCCCGCGGGCATCGTCGGCGCAGTCGACGACAGGCTTGCAAGCCCGGCGGTAGTCGTGCCGTTCCCGATGAACCATAAATAATACCAGGTTGAGTTTGCGCGCGTGCCGGTGTCGAGCCCATTTGCTCCGGTGACGGTCGTATTCACCGAAACCGAAATGCTGTTGCCCGTATAGGTGACGCCAGCCGTGTCCTGCATCACGGTCTGAAGTGCAGTCATGTCGATCAGCGTGTTCGGCGTACCCGAATTATTCGTGATCGAAAGCCCGGAAGCGCCGCAAAGCGGCACCGTCGCCACGACCGTCGTGCCTGACGCACGCTGGTAGGAAATGATCTGCCAGTTGCCGCTGCCGAGGTAGAGCGCAACCGCGGTATCGTTCTGCGCGGTCTGGATATTCGCCGAGCCCGGCATGAGCAGGCTGGTGCCGTTGTACGTCAGCGTCAACGAGCCAGCGAATTTCAGATAGTAGATCGGGAATTCCAGCGATGCGTTCGCGCCGAACGACGTGATCGTGGTGTTGCCCGTGATGTTCGCGTTGTGGCTCGTCACCGTCGCGAGATCGGTCGTGGTCGCAGATGCCACGTTCGTAAGCGGCCCGAGCACCGACAAGTTGTTCGTAATTAGCTGGTAGCGTGTGCCATCGTAGACCGCTTCCACGATCGAGCCCGCGACGATCTCGCCGCCGGTCAGCGGGATCGAGCCGGAAGGCCCCAGCTTGTAGACGTCCTTTACCCCGCTCGAAAACACGTTGAGCGTGGTCGCGCCCGTATTCGTCAGCCCCGCAGTGAACACGACGCGGCGTCCATTGCTCACGGCAAACCCGGTGGCGGGCGTCACCGCAGCGACCACGATTGCGTTCGCGGTGCCGGTCGAAGTGCCACCAATGTAGACGGACGAGCCGCCCTGCGAAGGGGTCAGCGGCGTCGTCAGGCCGAGCAGCGCCGTAATGTCGGAATTGATGCCGTTCTTCGCCGCGTTCGTGTTTACGTTGTTCACGATCTGGTTGAAGTCGGCCATGACTTCAGCGGCATCGGCCGGCGTTCCGTTCTGCAAGATGAACGGCAATGTGTTGATGATCTGCGCGGGCGCACCCGTCGGCGCGAACAGCAGCGCAAGAACCAGCAGCAGTTTTTTCATGGTCGTCCCCTATGCCGTGCGTTGCAGCAGATAGCCCAGAACTTCATACCGGAAATAGCACATGCCGATCTTCACGCCAGCGCGGCAGTCGCCCTCGATCGAGAACTTTCCGCGCTGAAACACAATCGGGATATTCCACGGGATCTGGCGCACCGCCAGCTTGTCGATGCTGCCGCCCCAAAGCGAGCCGTCGCCCCAGTCAAAATCGCCCCAAAGCGTTTCGTTGCCCGTCGGCGGGATCGTCACCACGTCCACGACTTCATCATTCTGGTCGAGCCACGACGCGAAGAACGGGTTCTCGCCATAAGAAAGTGCGATGTTCACCGTGCTCTCGGTGATATTGCATTCCGCCATTTCGTTCGTGTTCGGCAGGAACGAAGTCGTGAAGTCGAAGCGAAGCTGCACGCCGTTCTCTTTGAACGTGCTCGTCGACGTCTGCACCGTTTCGCCCTTGAACAGCTTGCCGGTGACGCCTTGCAGCGCAAGCACGAACTGCGCACCCCACTGCGCGATCGTGGACGCCGCCGACGTATGTGGCCCGGTCCAGATTTTGCGCGCGATGTGAAACCAGTATTCCTCGAACGGCGAGTTCGCTTTCGCCCCGTTCTGCACGGTGATCCGCATGACGTCGCCTGCGTAGGCTGCGCAAATGCGCGACGGAACGACCGCGTTGATGAACGGGTTCGTGATGCCGTCGCCTTCGAAGCCGATCGGGTCCGACACGTTCGCGCCGAAGTCGATCAGGCGCACGCCTTCCGGCGACATGAACGCAATGCCCTTCGGCGTCGTGCAGATCGACGCGGGCGCCGCGGTGCCGGTCGCCACGTTCAGCGTATTCACCGTAAGCGGCCGACTGGTATCCGCGGCATCGCCCGTGATCTGGAACATAACCACGACGCCCTTAAAGGCGATCAGCGACTGAATGATGCCGCCAAGCTGGTTTTGCAGCGGCAAGCCTGCGAGCGCTGTTACCGGCGTATCGTCGCCGAGTGTCAGCACCTGGTCCGGGTTCGTGATTTGCGTCGGGAGCAACTGGTCCGAGAACGCAACCGCGTTGTTCACCGCAAAATAAGCGCGGCCACTGAAAGCCGCCACAGCCTTCGGCGGCCGGATCAGCGCAACCGGCGTGGTGTTGCCCGCGTCCCATACGGGCGCGTTCGGGTCCGCAAGATCGAACCAGCCAAAATACGCACCTGCACCCGTGAAGCCGGGGTGCGTCACGATCAGCTTCGTGCCGACCATCGCGAAAGTCGGCGGCGACCATGTGCCGAACGTGGCCGGGCTCGCGGGCGCGTTGTCGACGTTGGTGCCGGTGACCGGGATGAATGCGTCCGCCGCGAGATCGTAAATAAACGGCTCATCACGTCCTGCATTCAGCGCAGTCGAGATCAGCCCGTACACGCGGTTGCCGATCGTCTTATACCCGGAAATGAAGCCCGGCGTGGTGAACCCGGTGAAGTCCGTAGCCAGCATCGACGCAGGGCGGCAGTGCAGCAGATTGCGTGTGGTCGGGTCCGGGATCAGGTTCTGAAGGGACGCCATAGCGCCGCGCGCAGCCGTCGTCGCGTCCAGCGTGTCGCAAACTGAGCCGGGTGCGAAAGGAACCGGGCGGGAGCGGGAAAGCGTCATGGCTTACCAGCCGATCATTTTCGTATTCGGCAATCCGCTGAACGCGTTTCCGAACCGGCGGCGGTCGAGCGAGACCGTCTTCGCGCGCCCTTCCGGATCGTCCTTCATTTTGAGGTAGCTGCGCAGAATGTCGCGCGCACCAAAACCGGGCTCGTCGCCAAGGAAGCGCGAAGCGCGGTCATCGTTCGTAATTTTCATCAGTTCGCCAGCAAGCCGCGTGACCAGATAGACGTCGTTCGGAAACCACGGGAGCGCGGAATTGCTCTCGGGCGTGGCAATATCCGCGGGCTTCGACTGGTAGCGCACAAGGCACACGAACGAACCGGACGAGGGCGGCCAGACCAGTAGCGTCGGCGGGGTCGTGGACATATTCGTCGCGAACATGGTCGGGTAGCTTTGCATGCCCGGCTGCTGGACAAGGTTGTCGTACTCGGCCAAGTCAATGTTAATCATGTTGTAGGGCACGCCGTCGATCGTATAGAGCACGTCGTTCGGGCGAGCACGGTAGTAATCAGCGGGGAGGTTGTACGGCCCGCTCCCCGAGTTCAGAGTGATCGTGGTGCTGACGCGAAGAATGTCGAAATCATAATCCGTCGCGAGTTCCGCGAGGATCGTGTTCAGCATCTGCCCGCTTTGGGTGCCGTAACCCGGACATTTTGCGATCTGCCGAGCCAAGTCGCAAATTGTCTGGGCCGTCTGCACGGGCGATTACTCCTGCTTGGCTTCCGGCGCGTATGCCGAACCGTCGATTTTCTTCGCATAGGCTTCGATGTTTTTCCGGATGCGCGAAGTCTGAACCTCGAACCGCGTCAGGTTCGCTTTCAGGTTGTTCTTCTGCGCCAGTTCCTGCGTGCTCAGCTTGAACGCGCCGTGTTTCTTCGCAGCCGCCCAGTTCGCTTGCAGGTCGGCTTCGTAATTCTCGATCGCTGCATTCGCAACGCGGTGGCCGTCTTCTTCCTTCGCGAGAAGATCGTTCAACTTCTCGGTCTGGATGATCGCTTCCTGCCGCTCGGCAACCTGGCGCAACTTGTCGACCAGCTTGTCCATGTCTTCGCGGGTAGCGTCCTGCGCAACATGGGTCTGGAACACAAGCTGGCGTCCGTCGTCGACACCAACCTGAAACGAAATACCGATCGCCGCCGCGGTGGCGGGCGCAGTCTTTGCTTCCTGCTCCATTAGGCGGCAGCCAAGCTGTGCGTCGTGACGATGTTCCCGCCGACTTCAGCGAGGCCAATGTTCTTCGGACGGCGGCCAGCGTTCGCATTCAGCTTGCCGTCGATCTCGAACTGGTGGCGCCAGCCCTTCGCCTGAATTTCGCGAACCGTGTCGAACACGATACGCGGGCGCGTATAAGTCTGGCCGTGGAAATAGATCACGCCGTCGAGCACGATGCGGTCCGAATGTTCGGCCAGATCGAGCGTGAAGGTGACGAGATCCTTCTTCTGCTTCGGCGTCATATTGCGCCGCTGCTGCTCCTGCATCTTCAGCGATGCGAGCGCGGTGGCTTCGGCTTTCTTGACGGCTTCGGCCTGAACTTCATCGACCGCCTGCTTCTTCAGAACTTCAAGGCGTTCCGGAGTGACAAGCGTTTTGTCGATCTTCAAGCCGTCGTCCGGCTCGATCACAGTCTTTTTGGTCATGGAAACCCCTGCTTAGGTTAGCGTCCAATCGGACGCGACTTCCGCGGCCGACACCAGGATGGGCCAGCCGGTCGCACCGTAAGCGATCACGTCGCCCGGCATACACCGCAAGATGCCACGGTTCGGGACGAAAAGGTAGCCCGTGTTCGAAAAGGCGCCGGGCCAGATCGGGTGTGCCGGGTTCAGGTCGTCTTTGATGTTTTTCGCGATTTCCGCAATGTCGACCTGCGGAGAAGCCTTATTCCACGCGAGCGCCGAAAGCGTGCTGGTCGCGTCCGTACCGAAAGTCTGCAAAGCCATCACGGCCCCCTATGAAAATGGCGGCACGGCTTCTCAACCGTGCCGCCGGGTTCTAACGCTCGCGCCTTAGCCGAAGGTCGGGCTGAAGGCTGAAGTGCTCTCGATACGCAGGAAGAACGACTGGTTCTGGAGCAGCGTCCCGTACATGCACTTCCAGCCGACGATCCGAAGCTGGTTGAGCGGGTCGGACTTGTCGGCGGTCTTGAGGTACGTGAACTTCACGTTGTCGAGGACCACCTGCCCATATGAGCCACGGCCGAACACGAAGGTCGGGTAGACCGTCAGGTCGTTCGCGGGGGCGGCCGGCGGCGTCTGCGCGGTGCCCGTGGCGGTGATGATGACGGTCTGGTTACCGGTCATCTGTGTCGCCTGACCCTGCATCGGGCCTGACAGCGGCCCGGAAGTCGACAGGCCGAGGTTGGTCGGCGAAGTCGTGCTGCCGATGTAGACGCTGAAGGTGAAGCCCGCAAGGTTCGGGAGCGCCACCGAGATCGAGCCGTTCGGACCGACCACGCTGTTCGCCGTCGAGACCTGGTAGATGCGGCTTTCGTACTGGTTCTGGGTGTCCGAGCCCGTCACCTGCACGTAGTAGGTGCCAGTCGCGAGCGAACCCGAAGTGCCGATGGTGCCGTTGATCTGCGCGACACCAGTGAACGACGGAACCATGTTCGAGGACGTAAACCGGATGCCGCCCCACTCGCCGACTTCGTAGTTGTAGAGGCGGTTAATGTCCGAGTAGGACCACGCCGTCGCGACCGTCGAATTTTCACGCATGTCCTGCTCGACGAGCGGGTGCATGATCGCGACGTAGTGCGGCATCTTGCGCGGGTCTTTCGACGCTTTCGCGCCGCCCGCGTCCGCCTGAAGTTTCGTATCGGTGAGTTCGTCGCCCATGTATTTCGGCGAGCCGATGGTGGTCAACTGGCCGGTGGCGCGGTTGATTTCGTGCGGGTTGAGCACGTCGCCAGCCACAAGGCTCGCGCGTGCGCCGCGGGAGTTCACGTAGTTGACCTGCGTGCCGCCCATGAGGTTGTTGAAGGTGTTGCGCTCGAGGGTTTCCGCCACCTGCAAGCCCGTCAGTTCGATCGCCTTTTTGAACAGCGGGTGCTTGATCGTCATTTCCGCGACGTCGGTGATGGTGATTTTGTCACCCCACTGCTGCGCGGTTGCGGTCACCTGCGCGATCGTCATGGTCTCGCCGATCGGCGGGACGCCTTCCGAAAGCGGTGCGTAGGGAAGCGGTACGCGGTTGTAGCGGGTGGCGGTGTAGTTCACACCGCGGCCCTTTGGCAGTTCGAGCGGATCGCCGAACTGGTACGCGACAAGCTGGCGCCGCGTCAGCGGCAGCGTCTCGTCGGCAATAAAGGCTTCAATATCAGCCTGAAATTGCGATGACTGGTTAACGGCCATAGCCCTGCTCCCCTAAAGGGCAGGGCCACTGGACCCTGCCTAGATTTCCACGTCTGCGAGGCGAGAAGCTGGCGTGTTGCCGCTCTTACCCCGCGAATTCACTTGGTCCCCTCGACCATTCACGGCCGGCGCGCGTTGCTGCCGGAGCCGCTGCTGGCCTTCCCGCTGCTGGCGGGACGGACCGGTATTTCCCTTCTGCATAACCTTCTCGCCAATGATGAATTTGAGAAGTGCTTCACGGGAAACATTCTGGTTCTGAGCCCGAAGTTCCTGAAGGCGCGTCTCTACTTCGTCACCGTAGCGAGCATGCAGTTTGCTCGACGTCCGCTTCGAATTGAATTCCATGCGGTCAGCGGCGTCTTGGGTCACGAACTGCGTGTGAGCCAGTTGCGCTGCCACTCGGCTTTCGCTCGCGAGGCGGTCTTCATTCATCCGTTCTTCGGGCGACATAAGCGCCCGACGTTCGGCACGTTCCTGAGCGGTTTCGCCCTGCGGAGCCTGGCGCTGCTGTTGAAGCTGCTGTCCCTGACGCCGAAGTTCGTCCCGCTCACGCTCCGCTGCCTGTTTCTCACGACGCAGGCGCCGGATCGTTTCGTTCTCACGCCCTTTCCCGCCGGCAGCTTGCGAACGGCGTTGGCCGTCCGGTTGATCGTCGTCCTGCGGGTCGCCGGCATCATCTGCCGGGTCGTCCTGCGGGTCGCCGGCATCATCTGCCGGGTCGTCCTGATCTTCGGGAAGATCGTCCTGCGGATCGTTCGGATCCAACACGTCTTCTTCGGGCAAGTTCAGGTCGTCGTCGCCGGGAATTTTCGGGGGCATATTCGCTCCTGGGTGACTTACGGGCACCGGTCGAAGGATGGGCTTACGGCCATCAGTCGGTGGTAGCCCCTTACGAGGGCCATGCGGGGTAGTCTGCGCAAGCGAAATCTACTTCATTTCCGCGCCGCGTCAACTAGCGCTTTAATTTCACCGCGTAAATCCTTGACCGCCTCCAGAATAAACGTGTTCTGGGTCTCGATCTTGGTAATGCGCTCGACCACGCTTTCGAGGTTTTTGTTGCGCGTCTCCACCGCTTCCACGCGGGAAGTCAACGCCGAGCCCCACCACGCGAGCGCGGCCGTCTGCAAAAGCAGGGCGCCTGCCCACGGTAGCGGGATCAGCCGCATCATTTGTTTCCTCGACATGCGCGCACCTGATCGCGGAGGTTGAGGTAATCGGCTATCGCCACCCGCAGCATAGAACCGGCCGGGAGCGCGGTCAGTTCCCGATCCAGTTGGTCTAGTTGCGTGTTGGTGTAGTTTCGGTTGTGCGGGCAGATGCCCGGCTTGCCGATCTCAAAAGGATCCGTCGCGCAAGCGGCGAGACACGTCATCAGAAGTAGGATGCTGAGCCGCCGCTTCACCGATCGCGTCCGCTCTTTTTGCCGCGTCCACATGGATTTCCGACGCATCCTTGTATTTCTGGGTTTCGACAGCCTGTTCCGCACTTCCTTGGGCTTTCGCCCGGTAGACAAGGCGCCACAGCAGAAAACCTGCGCTAACTGCTAAGACACCCCCGCCACCGAGCAAAAACCAAGTGAGCATTTACAGTGTTTTGCCTTCTCCCGGCGCAACGACGTTCGGCGCCGGCTGCGCCTGCGCATCTGCGTTCGTGGTCATGACGACGCCTTTGACTTCCGGAAGTGCTGCGGCCTGCGAGACAACCGCGCTGTTCGAAGTCAGCCATGCGGGGAGGATGCCAAACACGATCGGCGCGAGGATCGCGATGATCGTGGTTGCCAGTTCCATGCCTACGGCCTGCGTAATCCAGCCCTTGCCGACGGCGAGACCGACGAGAACGCCCGCCACCGAGGTCAAGATGTTCGTAATCTGCATCTGGTTCATAGGCTTCCCCCGTTTTCTGGAATGATAATCTTAACGTCGTTGATAGCCTACGAAAAGTCAGACGTAAACTGGAAGTGCATGTAATCGTAGTTCGCGTGTCGGCCGAGCGAGATCGCGCCTTCACCTTCGACAAAACCCCAGAACGGTTCGTACACCGGCTTTGCGAGCCAGGCGAGATTGCGCCCCCAGTAAAGCTGGTTGTTGACCGCATCCACGTCCCACGCGCAGGCATATCCGTGCATCGACGGGCGGTTGCTGCCCAACATCGAGCGCGGGTTGTAGCAGCCGCTGAACACGTCGAGCCGGATTTCCTTCAGCTTCTCATAGCCGTAGTGCTCTTTCGTCTTGTTCCAGATGCGCAGCATCGCGTCGTGAATTTTTGCGTTCACGAAAGTATACGGGATGATCTGGTTCGGCGGCTCGCCATAGCGCATCGGGAACGGCATATCGAGCCGCTTGTGGTTCGTGCCGACTGCACCGAAGAACGCTGCTGCATCGCGTTGCCGCGGCCACTTCGCGCGAGCCTGCGCAGGCGTGAGCACCACGTTCGATACCGGCTTTTGCCCTTCAAGCGCCGCGACTTCTGCGGGCTTACTGCGGACCGCATACTGCGCTTCGGCCTTCATCGTCATCGGGCCGTTGAAGCCGTCGATCAGGCCGGGGCTGAAGCCCGCCTCAAGATAAATGATCTGCTTCGACGCCTGCGCAATGCGCGACGAGGGCCAGCCGAGCCACGCGACACCGTGCTTGTCGAGCAGTTGCTGCATCGCAAGCTGGCTGTTCGGGCCGAGATCGCCGTCGATGAAGTCCTTGTAAAGCCCGCGCTCTTTCAACGCCTGCTGAAGCTGCTTTGCGTCCATGTTTACTCCTATTGGCACCAGCGCACGATGACGACCCCTGAGCCTCCGGCCGCGCCGGATGAACCTGAGTTACCCGCGCCGCCACCGCCGCCACCTGTGTTTGCCGTGCCCGCGACCGCCGCCGGGCTCGCTGCTTTGCCGCCCGCGCCGCCGCCCCCCAAGCCGCCAGCGCCGCCCGGTGAGCCGCTGCCCGAGAATGTGCCCCCGCCGCCACCGCCCCCGTAGTAAACGGAAGATCCGGAAATCGAATACTGAACGCCGACGCCGCCAACACCACCCGTAACGGACGTGCCCGTGCCCCCGACCGCCCCCGCTCCCCCGCCGCCACCTGCGGAGAACGGCGAACCGCCTACGCCCGTGCCGCCGTTATTGCCCTGCCCGCCCGTGCCTGCGCCACCCGTGCCGGTATAGCCGGACCCGCCGCCGGACCCGCCGGCCGCACCGTTGCCTGTGCCTGTGCCGCCTGCGCCGCCGCCTGTCGCCGTAAGTGCACCGAATGAACTATTGCTGCCGTTGCTGCCGGTCGAACCGCCCGCACCGCCCCCGCCGATCGTCACCGATACGTTTCCGGAAACCGCGAATGCAGCGTCATAGCGGACGCCGCCTGCGCCGCCCCCGCCGTACTCGGACCCGCCACCGCCGCCCGCGACGACCAGCACTTCGACCGTCGCGACTGTTGCTCCCGGCCACGTCCACGTCCCGTTTGACGTGAACGTCTGCGTCATGATCGTGCAGCCGGACTGGTAATTCAGCAGCGGGTTGCTCAGACCGGGAAGCTGCGCAGTCTTAAACTGCGCCGACGTCGGCGCACTCGGCGCCGTTCCGAAAATGAGAAGCGCGCAAAGTAGCGCGCGGATCATCTTCCGGATCATTTAATGTCCTTCACGCAGGAAATGTCGATGAAGGTCGAAGATCGCACGATATACGTGAGCCGGTCTACCGCTGCTGCCGCAGTGGAAAGCGTGCAGGCTGTACCGCCAGCCCATTTATAAACGGCGTTGTACGCCATCGTGTTCGAACCCGCGGTCTGCACCACATAAATTACGCCGGTCTGTCCGTTCTTCGTGTTCGAAGGTGCCCCGAGGGTCGCGTTGTGTGCGAGCGAAACCGTGAAATTGAAACCGGCCGAAAAGTCGATCGTGATGTTCGTGGCACTCGTAAGCGAAACATAATCGGCCGATGCCCAGACCTGATCGGTCGTAAGCACGCGGGACGCAGTGTTCGCGCGATAGTCTGCGGTCGACGCCCATTGCCCGATGCCCGCAACCGACGTGCTCGCCTGCACCGCCGTCAGCGTGGTGTTCGTAATGTCGAGCCCGGTAGAAACCGTCAGCCACTCGACGGCACCCGCGCTGTCGTCCCAAAACATGATGCGGTCGGCGTTCGGGTCGGTGAGCGCAACACCTGTGCCGCCGTTCGCAAGTGGAAGGATGCCGCTGATATGCGTAGTCAGGCCGATCTTGCCCCACGAAGACGCGGTAGTGACGCCGCCGGAAATCAGCGCGTTGCCCGTCGCGACCGCCGCGAGCGGCGAAAGCGTTGTCGCACCGGTCGCCTGGATAAGATCGCCCACCGCGTAAGACGTGATCGCCGTGCCGCCCTGCGCAACCGTGATTGTGCCCGTCAGGTCCGCGAACGAAGGCTGCGAAAGCTGCGGCACGCCGCTGGTGTTGATCGAGTTGATCCACTGGTTCGCAACCGGACTAACCGCCTGCACGCCGCCGAGCGCGGACAATGTGGGCACCGGAATATCGGCGTTCACCAGCGCGCGGAATGCAGGCGCAGCAGCGGCGCCGGTCGCAGGGCCAGCCCAAATCGTATTCGCGGTCTGGTTTGCAAGCGTGACGGCGAACGTGCCAGTGCCGGTAACGGGGCTTCCCGCCACCGAAAACTGCGCCGGCATCGAAAGGCCGACGCTGAACACCGTGCCGCCGGTCGTCCATGCGGGGTTCGCTGCTGCGCCCGCGGTCGTCAGAAACTGACCGTTCGTTCCCGGCGTAAGGCACACCCACGATGATGCGTTGCGGTAAAGAACCGCACCTTGCGTTGTGCAGATCGCATTGAGGTCAGACCCGGCTACGTTCGACCAGAATGGCGGCGTCGTCAGGCCGCCGGTATTGAGCACTTGCCCGGCCGTGCCGGGGGGCAACTTCTGCCATCCGAGCGAGCCGATGCCCCGATAGAGGATGGTGCCGGGATCGGCCTGCGGCTTGAGCACGTCATACGCCACGACGTCGAGAAATTGCGTGGGCAAAATCGGGATCGGCGCCGCGTTCACGCCGCTGACGTTGCCGAGGATCGTGTTGGTCGCCTGCGCCGGATAGGTCCACTGCTCCCATGACGGTGCCTGGTTCGGACCGTTCGTGCGCAGATACCAGTACGGACCGAAGGTCACGCCGGGCGCAAGTTGCGTCCACACCGCCGGACCGCGGTAAATCATGTCGCCCCAGTTCGCGGACGGCAGTGTGTTCTGCGCCTGCGCGGGAAGCGCTGCGGCGATTAAGAAAAGTAGCCCCCGAAGCCAACGCATCAGTCTCTCCCTTTGCCCCCGCCGCCGCTCAGAAAATCGTAGTTAGGCCCGATCTCGCGCGGCGCGATCGCGCGCTGTACCGCGTACCCCGCAACAACCAATGCCGCAGCCAGAAGCGCCCAGCGCATTATCGGTAGCTTACCGTGACGTTCGGCGCGACCGTGCCCGTCGTTACCAGCGTGAGCCCGGTTGCAAACGCAACGTCGAAGCAGAACGTGCCCGACTGCGTGAGCGTGTCGATTACGCCGATCAGTGTGCCGGTGCCCGCAGTGTTGTCGTAGATTTCCGTGGTCGACGCGATCGTACCGAGCGAGTTCACCGTGGCGCAGTGCAAAATGCCTGCGCCGGACTTCACCGTGGTCGTGGTCGCCGTCGTGATATTCGCGAACAGGAACGCCGTCGTCTGCTGCGTCAGCGTCGTGAGGTTCTGCGCGATACGCTTCAGCAGCGCGGTCTGCGAACAGGTGCCGTTGTCGGTCGAGCACGCCGCATCTGCCGGCGCCCCCAAATTCGTGTTCGTGGTGTTGGCCGCGGTAATCTGCGTCGTCTGGTTCGCCGCCGTCGAAGCGCCAGTCGGCAGCGTGCCGCCCGAAGACGTCGTTTTCAGATTTCCATTTACGTCGAGTTGAAACACCCCGCGCTGCAAATTCGAAAGCGTCGGCGGTGTCGAATTGTAGATGCCGCCGTTCACAGCGGCCGGCGACGTCTGCTGCGCGATCGTGGCGCCCGCGCCGAGCGCTACCGCGAACAGCAAGCCCCAAATAAATTTTTGCATCTGCTTCCCCTATTGCCGCGGCATCACTGAAGGATCGTTCATACTATCCGGATGAATAGCGCCTGCGAAGCCGCCGTTCTGGCGCGGCATTTCCGGCATCGCGCCGGGCCGCGGCGTTCCCGCAACTCCCGGCTGCCCGCCACCGCCCGGCACACCCGGCATGCCACCCTGCTGCTGAAGCTGCATTTGCATCTGCATCTTCGCTTTCTCCTGCGCCGCCTGCTGGTGCTTCTGGATATGCGCGCGGATCGCGCCACTCGGATCGCCGGTCGCCTGAAACTCGGCCATGTGCTCCTGAATGTGCTGCATGTCGTTGTCGAACGGGTGCGGGTCGAGGTCGAAACCTTCCGCCAGCATCCGGTTCTCCATCTTCGCATCCAGCGACATTTGGTCTTTGACGTTCTCAAACGTCAGCGGGCCGATGCGCGGGCCAAACACGTTCTCGACCAGCGTGGTGATGACCGGGATCAGGTTCAGCCGGTAGCCAGGGTACTGCTGCGGCGGTATGCCGCGGAGCACGTTGATCGCACCCACCTGCGTCTGGATCTGCTGCGCGTTGCGCGCGGCCTCGACGCCCGCCCACTGGAATGTGAAGCGCTCGCCCATCTGGATCGGCGTGATCTTCTCGAGCACCGCGCGCACGCCCATGTCGCCGTACTGGCGCACATACACATCGTCCTCGCGGTACTGGTGGTCTAGTTCGACCCAGAACGACAGCAACGGCGTGAGGATGCCTTCTTCGAGGATCGTCACCGCGTCGGCTGTCGTGAGAATGTCGACCTGCTGCTCGTTCGCAACCTCGGCCTGGTTCAGCCGCTTCATCGAACCCTGCCGCGTCATCATCGCCGGATTGACGCTCAGGCTCTCGAAAATGCTTTCCTTAGCTGCCGACACGATCTCGAACCCGTCCTTCCAAAGCGCGGGGAAGTTTGCAAACTGCGTGTCCTGCGGGCTGGTTTCCCAGATCGCCGCCATGTTCAGGACCATCGACCCGATGCGCGGGTTCTTCGCCGGGTCCGTCATCACGATCGGCATGAGCGCGTAGGCCGCGCTGTCCATGGCCTCGTTCACCGCATCGTTCGCGGCGTACTGCATGTCGACGCAGAACTTCAGCTTCGACTGGCCTTTGAACACGCCCGCTACTTTCTCGACCGGCGCGGAGAAAATCGGGCAGCGGTCGGACCAATACGGGTTGCGGCGCACGCCAAGGATATTATCCTCGCCCGCGCCGTATGCGACACATAGCCGCGTCTCGCCCTCGACCTTCAGGTTCGTCCACGTCTCGAACACCTGCGCGATAGCCTGCCCGCCGTCCTGCATGCGAATGCCCGCGGCGTCGAGGTTGTTGCGCGCGGTATCGTTGCGGTTCGGGTCCGACGCGCGGCCGGTCATCGCTTTCAGGAAGTCCTGCCCGGCCTTCTTGTCGATCAGCCCGTCCCGGATCATCTGGCGGATTTTTGCCTTGCCCCAGCGGCGCATGATCGTCACCGAGCCGCCGGCCGCGAGCGCTTCGTCGATCGTGTCGGCCGTCTGCGGGAGAACGAGGAAGTCCGTGTCGGCAACAACCTCGACCGTCGGGTTCTGCCGGACGATCGTTTCCTCGACAATATCCTCGATTTCCTCGCCTGCCTCGGCGCCCGGAATATCAATGTCCCCATCGACTTGCGGGGTGTTTTTCGTGCGGTACACGACGTGGCGCTCGACCTTCTGCCAACCCACGCAGACCGTGTACTGCCCCTCAATATCGCCGTTCTTAATCAGCGCCGCGGCAACTTTCGTCCGCATCTGGGCCTTGCGCACGTAGTGCTCGAGCAGCGCGGTCATCGCGTGCGGCAAGTCCTGGTTCTGGCTGGTTACGTCAACATACCTGCCCGACATCGGGAACATCTGGTTCGTGAAGCGCGTGATGCGCGCGTTCACCGCCTGGTGGATCAGCGGCACGAAGATTTTCGAGTTGCCGGAATAGAATTGCTTGGGACCGAGTTCGCAGTTGTACGCGGACCAGTAGTCCACAATGTCGTTCGAACGTTCCTGCTGGTCGGTGAAGCCCTGCTGGACGTCGGCCAGCTTGTCGAGAATAGCCTTCTTCACGCCCGGCTTGTTCGAAATGTCGTCGGCGCGCGTGAGTTTGCGCCGGACCAGCGTGTCCTCAACCTCGTCGATCTCGTCTTCGACGTCTACTTCGTCGGCCAAGGCAATCCCCCACTACACGGCACGCGACGACAAAAAGCGTCGGCCGTTAGGTGTATAGGCGTAATTCCGGTCCGCGTCAGTATCCTCGATCTCGGGATTTTGCAGCAGCGCCCCGAACGTCTCGATGCCTTCCATCAGCGTCTTATAGACGTTATCGGCCGCGAATTCCGTGAGCACGCCTGCTTTCGTAACCTCGCGCGCATAGCCCGCCGAGAGCCCGTTCACGACCCAGCGCGCGTTCGGGTTGATCTGCACGCCGGGCAACCCGTGCGGCATAAGCCGGAACAGCTTCCGGATTTCCTCGCGCCCGACACTCTCCGCGCCGCCGACCGCAAGCGTAACGCTCGCTTTGCGTGATGCAGCACGAAGCCCGATCGTGTCGAATTCCTTGAAGTGTTTCGGCCCCGCCATCACGCGGATTTTCTTCGGCGGCATCTGCGCCTCGATCGCAGCCTCCTGCACCATGTCGCCGAGCACGTCGCCGGCATCCCCCTCGCGCACCCAGTCCGCCAAAATGTGCAAGCTGCCGTCCACGAACTGCGTCAAAACACCCGTCGTTATGCCCTTGTCGCTGTTCAGCAAAAGATAAGGCGCCACTTTCGCCGACAGCTTCAGCCCCTCGACCACATTCAGCACGGCGAAGCCGTCATACATCGGCCGCCCCGGCCGCATCTTCAGGAAGTAGGCAAGCGCGTTCGGCACGTCCTTCCGGCCGGTCGGGAACGCCAGCAACTGCTCTTTCAGGTCCGGGCACTCGACCGCGAACTCGACTTCCTGCGCCATGAAAAACGGCTGAAGCGACTTGATAAAATCGTCCTTGCCCTTCGGCGCCTTGAGCGCGCGGACCGGCAACAACTCGCCCCGCGTCAACTGCGCCTGCCGGATCGGCTGCATGATGAACTCGTGAAGCCCGTCTTCCTCGACCCCAATCGCGACCGGCGCGAACTCCTGGTTCACCCGGAACATGTCGTTCACGATCTCGTCAGGCTTCCAGAAGTGCCCGGACCCCTCCCACACCACCAGCTTCGGGCCTATCCACGACGCGACAACCTTGCCCGTGTGCGAGGACGTCGCGACCTTCACCGTGCGCGCCGGGTCATAGACGCCGTAGGTCGGATAGATCGAACGCACATGCGGCCGGACCCGGATCATGTCGTGCGTAAATTGCTTGCTGGATGGGTCCACGGCTTCCCACATATACTCCTGCGCGAATTCTTGCAGGTTCCCCAGGCGCGCGAACTCGCGCAGGATCTCGGCTATTTTCTCAAGCGGGAACCGGTCCGGCCACGTCGCGACCCATAGCCCGTTCGGAAGTCCGTCGACCTGCACCCCGTCTTCGTGCTGGAACATAATCGGGAAAATGCTCGGGTTCCAGTTCGGATCCTTCGCGAACGCAACAGCAAGTGCCTCCGGGTCGAGGGGCGTGGCTGTCATCCTGATCTTGCGGCGCCCCGGCGGGGCCAGCGCCGGCAGCACCGTCGCGGTCCAGTAGCGCAGCATTTTCGCCCGCGCCTCGGGCGTGTGGACTGCTTCCTCATTCTCCATGTCGTCGCAAAACAGCATTTCGGGCCGGTGGTCCAGATGCTTCATGCCGCGCAGGCTCACCCCCCGGCCGGCCGCCTGTATGCACACGCCGTTCGACAGGACTATCTTGTCCTCGTTCCACGTCGAGCCGACCATGGAGCCGAACAATTCCTCAATGATTTCATTGTTCTCGAACTCATTCTTGATCGAAGCGAGACGCTCGTTCGCACGCGGCTGGCTCTCCCCCAAAATCACGCAGTTGTTGAACTCCCGGTAGAGCGCACCGATCACGGTCGCTTCTTCGCCGAGCGTCGATTTCGCCCCGCCCCGGAACGCACCCGCCAGATACTTCTCGCAGGGCGAATGCCAGCGGTCGATGATGCGGTAGTGAAAGTCCGGCGTTGCGTCAGGATGCCGCGCCTTGAACAGCGTCTGGTGCGCCAGCCGACGGTTCTGCCCTAGTTCGAGGATGACCTGCTGGCGAGCGTCCACTACTTCTCCGCGTAAACGCCTTTGATGTTCTGGCTGAAATACTGGCCGACAGACCCTGCCGAGATCAGCGCCTGATACTCGCTCTCCGGAACCGAGCCGTACTCGTAGGTCCGACCCGACTTGAAGCGGATAGCCAGCGTCTGGGTGTCAGGGTCGTACCCCACCGCGTCCAGGTTCGAACTTTGTACGGGCTGCATGTCCATGAAAATCTACCCTCCGGGAGCGTTCAGGCCCGGAGGGTAGCAAGTTTGGAAGGAGGGAGGAATACGCAAGTCGGTCAGAAGCTAAGCCCGCGGGGCGTCCAAGGGAGACTGCGAGAAACCAATGCACGGCCGCCGCGGGTGCCGAGGCTGGTGGGCTACGGCAGTAGCCGCAGGCTTTCGCCCCAGGCTACCGAGTAGGAACCTAAGCGGGGCTCGGGTAGATTACAAGCCACCGGGATAGGCCCGGTCCATGGAGACTACGAATGGTTGAAGAAACGAAAAAGGTGCCGGAGGCGAAGAACCCACCTTCCGCGCCGCCGAGCAAGATCACGACCACCGAGAGCCTGAAGAAGTCGGCCGCGCAGGACGACGGCGACCCGAACGTGAAGCCGACGGCAGAAGCTGCGCCCGTGGCTGACACCGCCCCGGAACCCACGCCTGCGCCGACCCGCGAAGCCATGAAGTTCGACGTCGCACCGGGCGGTCCGATCCCGTTCACCATCGCCAGCCAGACCGTCACATGCCGGGACGACGCAGGTAAGGCGTGGGCTGTGCTCGACTTCCGTCCTGTCAGCGAGGCAAACCTGATGCGCCTGTCGATCACGAAGGCCGACGACGGTAGCGTGCTCGAACTGGTGTTCAACAAGGCTGGCGGCATGAATTTGGCCGAGGTTGTCACGCCCGCCTAAGCCTAACTCTACATAAAGGCTTCTGCGCTAAGAGAAAACGCTGGTATACCACCGGCGTTTTTTCGCGTTTTTAGGACGTTAATCCTATTTTTGGCGGTGTTTAGTTACCTCTTTTTGTGCTGCACCGCAGCGAATTGATACACTATCACTATATTATGGAACATCGCCGGGTCGCGCAATAAAGTTGCAAGCTATGTTTTTTAGCAATGAGATCATATAGTTAATCGTTTCGGGTGCGTAACGAACGACGTTGTGCGGTGCGAAATTTGAGGTATGCAAATCAAGCATGTTAAGTGTGTTGAGATGGAACTAAATGTGCTTACGGATTGAGCAGGTCGGCTTAAAATTTCAAAACTCGGGTAGTCCCCGCCACATTTCCCAAAGTTTGCACTGCACAATGAAATGCCTCGCGTGTCTTACTAGGTAAGTCGCGCAACACTATGAAATGATTAAGTTATTTAGGAAATGGTGCAGTGCAAATGGGTGCCGCCTGCACTGTCTTAGCCGGAGGTGCTGGTAAAGGGTTGATATCACAGCGAAACCATACGACCAGGAAGGGGTGTTATGCTTTAGTTTTTCTTTCTAAAGGCGTTAAAAAGGTTTGACTAGTTTCATTTGTAACTAATCGCGCAAATGCTCTGCCTTACATTTGCAACCATTGCCCGTGTAGGATTTCATGGCTTTATTGTGTCACGTCTAAAACCCTAAACATTTCATACACTTGCAAACTAAAAGTTTAGTTGTCCTACAGCCGCAGTGTCTTACCGCACTTTTATTGCCCTGCACCATTCACTTTATCGAGCCTTATCAATGGCTTAGGAGGTAAGACATTTGGTGTTCGAAATGTGGCGCAGACTGGTCGGTAACAGTGAACAAACCAAGAGCGCAACCGGTTGCACATGAAACTAACTGAACATTCACTCCACTTAAAGGCTTGAAATCGCTTAACTAAATTTTAACTGTTTTATGCCATCAATTGTGGCGTTGACACTATGGCCGGATCGTGAGACAACCATACCCGCGCTGCATATCTCAGCGCTTAAACGGAGACTGCGACATGCAATTCTATTCTGATCCAACCCGCGAAAACGATCCGCACGCTCTGCCGGACGTTGAAGTGCTCGAGATGACTGCCGAAGAAGTGGCGGCGGCAGACGAAGACTTGGTGCAAGAATATCTGCGCCAGCGAGAATACCGGCTTGCGACCATGAACAGCCGGACGCGCGAAGCCATGCTGTCGGCCATGGTTGCAGAACATGGCATCAAGGGCGGCTGGTTCTGGTGGTACTGCACGCCGGGCTGTTTGCCCGAGGGTGACGGGTTCCGCTACGGCCCGTTCGATACCGTTGAAGCCGCTAAGGCCGACGCGCGCCAGAACACGGTCGCCTGACGTTACGCAAGGCTAGGTGGGCACAATCGCCTGCCTAGCCGTCGCAACGCCATACCGGCTTGCAATGGCCCCTAGGGCCTAGGAGACTGCGACATGACCACCGAATTTGAAACCGACTGGGCCGGCTGTGGCACCGAACCCGTCTATCCGCCCCGCGACTACGCCGGCGAGCCTGTTAGCCGGTTCCCTGACCCTGTGAAGGCGTATTCGCAGGGTGCGGTGCTGCTGATCGAGACCTTGCTTGCCTTGGGGATCGGTACGCTGCTAGCGTTCATTTTCGTCGTGATGCTGGATCGTGCGCCATGGTGAACGATCAGGACGAGAAACCAAGGCTTGTAACGTATACGACGCGCCAGCACACCAACGGCTTTTGGCTGGGCACAGATAACCACCTGAAAGGGGCCACTGTCGGTGCCGGCTACGCAAGCGAGGAAGAAGCGGTTAAGGCGTGGAAGCCATTTGACGACCAGCGCACCATGGGGCTCGCGCATCACCGTATGCGCTAAACCCTAAAACACGATCGAGCGAAGCCCCGGCGAAATCCGGGGCTTTTTGCTTTTAAGTGCTGTTTTTAGCCTTCGCGCAATAATCTTGCGCATTAGGAAGCCCGTACAGGCCCCTAAAACAAACCGCGCGCTAGGGTGGTGAGGGGGTATAACAGCCTCAACACGCTTGACAGAAGCAACACATATAATACTGTGGCAGCCATAGCGCGGGATGGTCCCGCCTGGAGACTGCGACATGACTACGAAGAAAGAGCGCGAACGCGCGGAAAGTATCGAGAACCTGCGGCAATTCATTAAACCTGGTATGACGATTTATTGCGTTCTCCGCAGCGTCAGCCGTTCCGGCATGCGCCGCGTCATCAGCTTTTACACCATCGAAGGCGAACAGCGGCGCATCATCGACTACCACATGGGCCGCGTCCTCGACTTGCGGCCGGCTGAGCGTGAAGGCGTGAAGGTTTCCGGCTGCGGCTCGGATATGGGGTTCGAGTGCGTCTACAACCTTGGCCGTTATTTGTTCCCGGATGGGTTTGGCACCCCGAGCCAGAAAGGCCATCGCGCCAAATCTGCCGCGGATGCTAAAAGCATGCGTAAGCGCGGGTTTAAGTTTCAGGGCCGCAACGCCGACAAGTCCGGTTGGGACAATGACGGCGGCTATGCGCTTAAGCACGTTTGGCTCTAACCAGGAAACTTTAGGAGACTGCGACACATGACAACCCGGATCCTTGCGGGCCTCGCGTTCGAAGTCGAGAGCCCTTCGAAATACATTTACCGGCATAGGGAAGGAAACATTATCCTTTCCTACGCTGGCCGTGAGCGTAAGTGGCGCGTATCGACGGAAGCCGGCGCGACTGCGAGCGGCTATGCCACCGCGCACCAGGCTGCGGACCTGCTTCACGCTTCGCTGTTCAATAAGGGGTACCTCAATGGCTAAAACCCGCAGAGTTTACGCCCCTTGCACCCGGCAACGCCAGGCGGCGCTGAACGCGCAAGGGCCAAAATTTAGGCCGAAGCGCCGCTGGCTCGCAAACGAGATACGAGACTTGCGGCGCATGTACCGCGACAAATGCGCGGAGTACGACCACATCGTGTCGACTGACTGCGCCGCCGAGGTACGCGCCGAAGCGTTTGCGGACGCGCTCGGCGAAGCAAACGCACTGCTGAAATCGTACAAAATCCAGCTTAAAAACTACAAGCTGCCGGTGCCGCTCGATCTGAACACCGCGATCTATCGCGGCGAGGATTTACTTACTGAGGCTGCAAAATACTAATTGACTAAGTAGCATCGGATGCTAACTTAATTTTCTAGCGTACTGCTTGCGTTGCATTTCGTCGCGGTTGTGCAGCGTGAAACGGGGACGGTGCGAGCCTTCGAACCCATCTATAGATGGATTAAATCTTAGCGCCAGCCGTCCCCGCCTTCCCTTTCGCCCGACACATTTTGCGAAAGTGTGCCGCGCGATGGGGATGACCTCCATCGAACCGCGCCTGCCGGTTTTTGCAGGCATCCGGGGCGCGCGATGCCAAAAGTAAAGCGCGTCCAGTAGCAGGAGCCTGATCGAAGCCGAACGCCTCCCTCTGCATTAACCTGGTCAAGCGGTATGCAGGGCGATCCGTTTCAGCTTTTGTTTGGGGTAAGGCCGGCGCTTTCGGGACCGCACCGTGTGACCATCGCACGGCCTTGCAGGGCGCCGGCCGGCTGCTACCGGGAGACTGCGAAATGTCGAAGTCAGATATTCGATCGCTCCTTAACGCGCGATACGCCGCTGAGGCAGCGATCGTGGACTGCCTGCGGGTGCATTACCCACCTGGCACCATGCTCGAATACATACTCAACGGGCGTTTGCGCCCGGCCACGGTAGTCGAAAATAGCTGGAGCGACCGTATTAAAATACGGAACGAAGAAACGAAAGCAGAGAAGTGGGTTCGCGCGTCTGCGATTTGGGTAAAGCCATGACCCCTCTTTCAATCGAAGACGAGATCGCAAGGGTAAAAGAAGAAGTTGCAAGGTGCGTAGCTAACGAATGGACGGTTGCGGCCATTCGCGTAAAGGATTTGCAAGCCATCCTTGCCCTTCTCCCCGCAGCAAGAGCGGGGGAAGATGTGGTGGAGCGGGATGGATTAGAGAAAATCCGTGCTGCTGTCGGCCTTCCTGAAATCGATTACCTTCGAGCGGGTGATACCTTCCGCAATACTCTTGTGGAAAGAGCCGACCAGTATTTAGGCCCCGCACCGCTTTGGCACGGCTGGGCGATCATGGATGCGTTTCTCGCTGGCGCTAAGTTTGAACGCGAAGCCGCTCTTGCCGCACTCCCCGTAGCAGGCCGCACCGCTCTCGCTAAAGCAGGAAACAAATAGATCATGTCTGAAAAGATGAATCCTGAATTGAAAGAGAACGGTTGGATGGAACGCTACGTCGCGGCAATCCCTGCTGTGCTGCGCGGGAAAAAGCGCATGGTCGAAAAGAAGATTATCAGGGCTCGCGCAAAATGTCCGGTTTGTCAGACCGAGGAAGCGCTTAATTTAGGTCTCGCTCGCAATCATCGCGATCCTTCTGGCTTTCATCTGCGCTGGCATTGTCAGTGCGGCTTTCAAGGAATGGAGTAAAACATGGCCGGACTCACCGAACAGCAAATCAAGCACATGGTTGATCGCTTTTTGATGTGGCGACTGCCGGAACCATGGAATCCTGACAACGGCGTTAGCTACAAGCGCCCGAATTATGCTCACGCTCCAGCTGCTCACGATTGGCCGGTAGGCACCAATTTGTTCGACGCCGACCAGACTACGCGCATGGTGCGCCACATGCTCGAAGGGCTCCCCGTAGCGGACGCGCGCAATGAGGGGATAGAGGAAGCGGCGAAGCAATGTCGCATAATTGGTGATGCCGAAAGAATGGCTGACGACACATTCAAGGGGTGGAAAATCGCTGAGGGCGCTTACAAATGCGAAAAGGCAATCCGCGCCCTCAAATCCCCTCCGGCAGAGGGCGGGAAATGAGAAACCCTAGCAGAATTTATTATATCTGCTCACTGTGCCACGAACACTCGCCTGAGTGCTGCGGCCACGTTGACCGAGAAGAACTTCGGGTTCTGCCGGATGGCACTTGGGTTTGCCAAGAATGCTACGATGACGGCGATCCTAAATTGCCGGGCCAAGACAGCGAAGATTTCGAGAAACCGCTTTTTGATTCTTGGCCTGAACCGCCAGAGTACAGGCCATCTTTATGGTTTCGTATTCGCGAGTACATCGGACGTAAGTGCGGGCTGGGCCGCCCATGACCTACACAGCGAAGGCGCACCCGTGAAACCCGAAACATTCGCACACCTGGCGACCGAGCACGGCATCCAGAATATCTGGCTGCACGACACGCCGAAGCCTCGCCGCCACGGCAACGTGCGCACGGTAGCCTTATGGCATTGGCCGCAGCACGGCTGGTCGTTCAACACGGTTGAGTTCGAAGGCGATCGGAACGTGCAGATACTGGAGTTGGGCGAATTCAAATCGCTCGACGAGTTGGCGCACAGGTTCAAGAACTGGGAAAAACAGGAGCGGTTTTGAAGCAGCACGAAAAAGCAAAGCGGTGGCGCCTGAAGTTCGCGGGCATGACGCGCGCCGATTTTGCAAAAGTGTTGGCGTGTTCCCCGCGCACGATCCAGTATTACGAAAGCGGCCTCACTTCGAAAGGCAATCCGATCTCGCGCAAGGACTGGACGATCTACCGCTACCTGTGCGCGAAAGCGTGGGGGCTTGAGCCGCGCACGTTCCAGTGGGGGTTGCGCGTTGGCTAAACTTCGCCGCGGCTCGCTGCTCGACAAGGCCGTCAAAGCGGACGCGCTTCTATTCTTCGTCGATCGCTGGACCGGGCAGCATCGCCCGACATGGGCCGGCATGGCGCACTCGCTCGCGGACCTGCATCCGAACGATGACATTCCTACCGAGCCCACGCACCGGACAGATACCTACTGGCTACGAGACAACTATTTCTACGTCAATAAGGATGGTACACTTGACAAGCGGTTTCGCCGCTGGGTAAAGAAACTGAAGTAACGGGAGAGACTGCGCCTTCATGACCCACTGGAAAACGCTAGGCGTCGAACGCAGGCGCGCATCCGAGCGCAGCATCAACACGGCGTACCGCAAGCGCATGTCTGAAATCCCCAAAGGGTCGAAATATAAGCGCGAGACCGCGCGGAAATTAAACGAGGCACGCCATGCGGCGCTGCTCGAGATCGGAGCGTACAGATGACCACGTTGGCACAAGACCAGATGATAGACAAAGCCCGTAGCGCTTTAGAACAGGCGTGCGCGCGGCTCGACGAAGCCAAAGCGGGCGGCGTACTTATCCAGTTCTCGATTACTGAAAACGCCGCGGGCAAACCTACGCTCACGTTTAAGGCTTTCGTCGAAACCGGGCCGAAGTCATGATCGACTGGGCAGCGCTGCTTCTCGTTGCGTTCGGCATCATGCTCGGCGCGATCGGCACCTGTGGGTTGCTGTGGCTGTTCCGCCGCGGTGCCCGGCGTGACGACAGCCGGGAGATCAAGGACTTACGTCGGCGTGTAGAATACTGGCGCACTGCGTCCACCGAGCATGCGCGCCTGAACGCCACGTTCGCTACCGATGCAAAGTACCTGCTGGGCCAAGCGGAAGTTGCGCTGAAACCAAAGAGCGGTGAAGAAGCCTCCGGGCTTGCACGCGCGATCGGCATATTCCTCGACGAGCAGCACGTAAGGGACCAGCAAAATGCGCAGTAGGTTTCAGGACATGGTGGAGAGCGGCGGGGCACCTGAGCCTGCGCAGCCCGTGCTTCCGTCCACGCACTTCACGCCGATCTCGCTCACCGAAGTAACTTCGTTTCTGGAAGACAAAGAGCGCGTGCTGAACGAACGGCTGAAGTTGCTCGCAGACCGGCTCGTCAACGCGCAGGGCGAAGTGACGGACTTCTTTTCGAAGCTGCGCATGCGCGTGCAGACCGACGCCGAGTTCTTCGATCGCGTCGACGCCGTGGTCACGGAAGCGGACCAGCGCATCACCGAGATATTCGGGAGCCTCGCGGGGAAGCCGTGAACAAGTTCCATGCGGGCAACAGTAAAGACGGCAAGCATTACTGGCTAACGCCGGCTGATTTGTACGCGCGTTTGCACGCTGAATTTAATTTCGACTTCGATCCATGTCCGTACCCGCTACCGGACGGTTTCGACGGCCTTACTTGCGAGTGGGGTAAATCGAACTACGTGAACCCGCCGTTCGGCGCGATCCCGCACCAAGGGAAAATGAAAGGCGCGACCGCGTGGGTGCGCAAGGCGATCGAGGAATGGAAGAAAGGCAAGACCGTCGTACTGGTCTACCCGATCGACAAATGGGTGCTCATGCTGTTGCACGCGATCCTCGGTGAACACGCCGAAGTCCGCAATTTAGGTGATGTGCGCTGGCACGCGATCGAGGATGGGTCCGCGGGCAAAGGCACCGGCCGGCATATCGCATGCTTTATTTTACGGGCGTTCGACGCGCCTTCCGTTGGCGAACCTAGCAAATGAACATTCTCGCGCTCGACTTCGAAACTTACTTCGATGACGACTACACGCTGAAAAAGCTGACGACCGAAGCCTATATCCGGGATCCGCGTTTCGAAGTGCACGGGTGCGGGTTTCGGCGGTCGGACGGGCGCAAAGAGTGGGTGCCGTTGCACGACGCACTGGACCCGCAACACTGCGTGCGCACTGCGCTAATGGATTTTGGCGCGGAACGTAACGCCGTTCTATGCCACCACGCGCACTTCGACGGGCTGATCCTCTCGCATCATTTTGGCGTGCGCCCTAAGTTCTGGCTCGACACCCTGAGCATGGCCCGCCAGGTCCACGGCAACCACGTCAGCGCGAGCCTCGACAGCTTGTCGAAACACTACGGGCTGCCGAACAAGGTGCTCAACTACGCGGGCTTCAAAGGCAAACACTGGTCCGACATGGACGAGCACACCCGGCACAACGTCGCCGAAGGCTGTCTCGATGACGTCGACAAGTTGTGGTTCATCTTCAACGAACTCGCAAAGACCTTCCCCGCCTCCGAATACCCGATCGTGGACACGACCATCCGCATGTTCACCGAGCCGGTGCTGATCGGCGATCCCGAGAAGCTGGGGCAGCTTTGGTATGACGAGGACCGCCGGAAGAAAGAGGCGATGGCGCGGGTCGGCGCGACCAAGGCGCAGCTAAACTCGAACGACCAGTTCGCGGAGTTGCTGCTCGCGGCCGGCATCGAACCCGCGCTGAAGAAGGGCAAAGACGACAAGAACGGCGAACCGCGGATGATCTATGCGTTCGCGAAGACCGACGAATTCATGGAAGAACTGCTCGAGCACCCGGACGAGTATGTGCAGGCGCTCGCCATGGCGCGGCTCGGCCTGAAGTCCACGCTGCTCCAGACCCGTGCCGAGCGCATGGGCGACATGGCGATGCGCGGCCCGCAGTGCGTCTATCTCGGCTATGGCAACGCCCACACGATGCGCTGGGGCGGCGGCGACAAGATGAACTGGCAGAACCTGCCGCGCCACCGCAAGGACCGCCGCAGCCTGCTCCGGGACGCGACCATGGCGCCGGAAGGCCATTTGCTCGCCGTGGTCGATGCCTCCCAGATCGAGTGCCGCATGCTCAATATGGTCGCAGGCCAGGACGACCTGATCGAGAAGTTCAGGAACAAGGAAGACCCGTATCTGGGTATGGCCTCGGTCGCTTACGGGCGCGAGATCGTGAAGGCCGACGTGGCCGAGCGCGGCACCGGCAAGCAGTTGGAGTTGTCCTGCGGGTATGGCGCGGGCGCGAAGACGATCGTGCATACCGCGCGCCTTGGCATCTACGGGCCACCGGTTATTATCGACCTCGGCACCGGCTACCGCTGGCGCAATGCCTACCGCGGCACGCATCCGTTTGTGGTCGCGTACTGGAAGGAAGCGGAAGACAATCTATTCCGCATGAACAATTTCCAGTCGTTCGACTGGGGCGTCCTGCGCGTCGAGTGCAATGCCGAGAATGGCACCCGGCGCATCTTCGGCCCGAACGGAAGCTGGCTCAACTACGACACGCTGGAGTGGTGGAAGGACGAGAAGTCGGGCGAGGAAGGCTGGCGCACCCTGACGCGCAACGGCTACCGGCGCATGTACGGCGCGAAGCTGGTCGAGAACATCATCCAGTTTCTGGCGCGCATCCACGTCTCGGACGTGATGCACAAAATACGCGCTGCCGGACTTCGAACCCTATTGTGTACGCATGACGAAACTGTTACGCTTGTTAAGGATGACCAGTTCGCGGAGTCTACCCTGAACTGGCTGATCGAGCAGATGCGGACGCCTCCGAAGTGGCTCCCCAACATTCCGCTCGACGCTGAAGGCGGTCTCGCGGTCAGATATGGAGAAGCGAAGTGACAGTTTACGTCGATGACATGGAAGCCGAATTTAAGCCGAAGCACCGGCCGGGGCGTACTTACGTCATGTGCCACATGATCGCGGACACTGACGAAGAACTGCATGCCATGGCAGACGCGATCGGCGTGCTGCGGAAATGGCACCAAGGTGACCACTACGACATTACAAAAACCATGCGAGCGAAAGCGGTTAGGCTGGGGGCGCGGGAAATAACGATGCGGCAATGCGGCTGCATGGTTTTCTTTAAGCGCAAGAACCAGCCGATGCCTGTCCCCGAAACCGCAGAGGACGCAATGGCTGCTGCGCTGGGGTTCAAGTGAACCAAACTAAGATAGCGCACGCTGCGCGGCTCGTTTACGTTGCGGCCGGTGCCGTCGACATGGCGGACAACGATGCAACGCGACAGGGGTATAAGGACGCCCTGACCCAACTGTTCCTACAATGCGAGTTAGAGGCTCAACATGGCAAAGAAATCGAAAAAGGCGGCGAAGAAGGCTCCCAAGTTCGACTACGGGAAGGGCGCGAAGAAGACGAAGGGCGGGGCAACCGAGAAGATGGTCCCCGACTCGGCAGCCCGGAAACGACTGGCTAACCAGGAAATGTGAATAGGCGCCTCATAAGCGCCTATACGGCTACCGCGCAAGCGGGCGGCACCTAACTAGTGCAGCGCTAGTAGTTCAATTGGTAGAACGGCTGATTGAACGGCCTATGGTGGGCCAAGTGATCGGGACGTGTGCAGGTTCGAACCCTGCCTAGCTAGTCGTTTTTATTTTAGGAGTGAAATGAAACCCCTCGTCGGATCGCACACACTAATCGACAACTACGAAAACTGCCCGCACAAAGCGTGGCGGAAATACATTTTGCGCGATCTGCCGAAGTTCGAGCCGTCCGAACAGATGCTGTGGGGCCGCAAGGTCCACGAAGCGCTGGACAAGCGCATCAGTAACGGGCTCACGCGCAACCCACTGCCCGAGAACATGGTGCAGTACGAGCCGTTCTGCGCGGCGATCGACAACGCGCGCATGCCTGACGGCCAGAAAATACCGATCTACACCGAGCACAAAATCGGCATCCGGAAAGACGGGTCAGTAACCAGTTTCTTCGGCGCGGACGTATGGTTCCGAGGCACGCTCGACGTGGGGCTGTGGACGCCGGCAAGTGAAGTCGCTTCGATCTTCGACTGGAAGACCGGCAAGACCCGCGAGGACGCGGCCGAACTTGAGATACACGCGCTGCTCTTACGCTGCGAAAACAAGTGGGTGCAGAAGGTCACCGCGCACTACGTCTGGCTGCCCGCGAACAAGATCGGCAAGCCGCACGATGTGAGCGATGCGGGCGCCACTTTCCAGCGCATCCACGCGGTCATGAGTGAGATCGAGGAAGCGATAAAGAATAGATATTTCCCGAAGCGGCAGAACCCGCTGTGCGGTTTCTGCGACGTGAAAGACTGCGAGTTCAACAGGAACCCTAAATTATGACTGCGATCAAATTACCGAAGGTCCGCATCCTGATAAAAGGCGGCTACGGCAGTATCGACGTGGACACCACCGAGACGTTCGTGTTCGGCGTGTTCGTGCAAAGCATACGCGCGAACGGCTATTTCGTGAACGACATTTGCTACATTCCGCACGACGCAATCGAGTGCATCTTCCAGTTCGACCCGGCCAACATGGACATGATGCCAGTGAAAGCGCCGACGCACGGCACGCCGGAGACGAAGCAATGACCTTCGCAACTGCGGGTGCCTTAGTGCTATTTTTGCTCATGGCATATTTTGCTTGGGGTAGGAAACGATGAAAACGCCCGAAGGCAAGATCAAAGACAAGGTGAAGGAATACCTGAAGTCGATCGGGGCGTACTACTTCATGCCCGTGCAGATGGGCTACGGCGCACCGTCGGTCGACCTGCTGGTTTGCTACAAAGGTTTCTTCATTGCAATCGAGACGAAGGCGCCGGGTAAGGAGCCGACGAAGCGACAGGACGTCACAATGGAAGCCATGTGCGAAGCTGGCGCTATCTGCATCTGGGGCGACAACGCGGACGAGATCATCGCTATCGTCGCTCGCGCGCAGGCACTCATTGACGATGAAGTAACCGGCGCCGTGGTTGCGATCGTACCCATGTCCGGCGCAATCAACACGTACAAATGACCCAACTCGTCGCTCACGATAGAGCGCGCAATGTGCTCGTCTACCAGAATGCCGACCCGCGCATTCAGGAAATGGTGCCGGGCACTGTCGCATTGACGCCCGCGCATATCGGCGTTCCGAATACTCTTTACAACCTGCAAATGCTCCGCTGGTTGAACGCTCCCGTCATCGCACCCATGGAGGATAATTATGACTGGCCAAGACCGCGTAACATTACGAACCCGTTCGAAGCGCAAATCGTCACGGCGAACTTCCTCGCGCTCAATCCGCGAGGCTTCGTCCTGTCCGACATGCGCACCGGCAAAACGCTCGCAGCTTTATGGGCCGCTGATTTTCTTATGCGGTGCTTTCCTGGGCTTCGCTGCCTCGTTGTCGCCCCTCTATCCATCCTTCAACGCGTCTGGGGCGACAATATCTTCAACGCCTTCATGGGGCGTCGTTCGTATGCAATTCTTCACGGACCCGCGGACCGGCGAAGGCAGCTACTCGCCGAGCCCCACGACTTCTACATTATCAACACCGACGGGCTCGGGGTCGGCAGCCGGCAAGAAGGGCGCAGGCTCGTCCTCGGGGGGCTATCCGCCGATCTCGCGGCCCGAAAAGACATTGGACTTGCCATCGTCGATGAAGCCAGCGCTTATCGAGATCACACTACCAAGCGTCATCGGATTGGCCGCGCGATCCTTACCACGAAGCCGTATCTGTGGTTGATGACCGGCACGCCTACGCCGACAGGTCCGCTTAACGCCTACGGCATGGCGAAGCTGGTGAACAACGCGCACGGCGAGACGTTCGCAGCGTACCGCAACCGCGTCATGATGCAGGTCTCGCAGTTCAAATGGATCCCGCGGGCAGGCTCTTACGAAGAAGCACGTAAGCTGCTTCAGCCCGCGGTGCGCTTCGCGATCGAGGACTGCGCGGACGTGCCACCCGATGCGACGTCGTTGCGTGACGTGGAGTTCAGTGCGGCGCAGACGAAAGCCTATAACGAAATGAAGAAGAACCTGTCGGTGCAGATCGGCGCCGGACAGAAGATCACGGCGGCGAACGAAGCCGTGCTCAGGAACAAGCTGATCCAGATTGCATGCGGCGCGGTCTACGGCCCCGACCATGAAGTGAACCTGGTGGACGCAAGCCCGCGTATCTCGGAACTTCGCCGGGTGCTGCAACAAACCGACCGCAAAGTAGTTATCTTTGCACCCTTGACAAGCGTGATACACATGCTAAGTAAAGAACTCAGCAGCGATTACACGCTGACAGTTATTAACGGGGAGGTAGGCCGCAAGGACCGCAACGAGCGTATCAGGGCTTTCATGCAGGATAAAGACCCGCAACTCATGATCGCAGACCCCGACACTATGTCGCATGGTCTCGACCTGTCGGTTGCCACTATCCGGATTTGGTTCGCACCCACCGACAAGGCTGAAGTATACCAGCAGGCGAACGAACGCATCCGGGGTCCGAACCAGAAAGTGCCGACGCTGCTCGTTCAACTGGCCTCCACCCCGACGGAACGGGAGATTTTCCGGCGCCTTGAGACGAACCAGTCGTTGCAGGGCGTCATGCTGAAGATGGTCCGGGGCGATTTTGCCTACGGCCAAGCCGCCTAACGGAGAGACTGCGATGACACCGGCCGACCTGATTGCGAAATACATCGAACTGCGCGACTTCATGAAGGTGCAGTCGGATGCGTTCACCGAAAAGATGAAGCCCTATAACGACGCCATGCAAGCGATCGAGGGCACCATGCTCGAACTCCTGAACCAGCAGGGGCTCGACAACATGAAATGCGCGGGTGTCGGCACCGCATATAAGAATACGTCGATGACCGTGCGTAACGCCGACCCGGCTGCGTTTCTGAACTACGTGTTCGAGCACGACCGGCGCGATCTTCTCACTGCCGCGGTAAACAAAACCGCGGTGCAGGAATTCATGGACGCGAACAATGGCGTATTACCGCCGGGCGTCGACGTCACGTACTACACCAAGTGCCAGTTCCGGCGCGCATAGGAGGGCTTCGTGCATAACCAGGTTCCAGCATTTCTTACGCAGTTAATGCCCGCGCAGTCCGTCTCGGCGGCTGCCCTTCAGGGTCTGGCTGCTCCGTCGCACCCGCGCATCAGCATCAAGGGTTCGCGCTTCCGTCTCGTCAACCAGGCGGGCGAGGAAACGATACTCCAAACCTTGTCGATGGACTGCATCATCGTGGCGGCGAACCACAACGCGTCGAAGGTCTATTTCGAAAACGAATACGACCCGAGCGCGGAGAACGTGGCGCCGACCTGCTGGTCCGACAACGGCATCGGACCTTCCTCGTCCGCGTCGAAGCCGCAGTGCGGCACCTGCGCTGCGTGCCCGAACAACGTCTGGGGCTCGGCCACGTCGAAGATGACCGGCAAGCAGACCAAGGCGTGCAACGACGTAAAGAAGCTGGCGATCTACGTGGTCGGCGACGGCTCGGGCCTGCTCTACGAGTTCCGCATTCCGCCTGCATCCCTGAAGCACCTTAACGCTTACGGCCAGATGCTCGGGCAGCACGCGGCTGGCGGCGCACCGGTCGACTTTCCGCACGTCATCACGCGCGTCTCGTTCGACCCGAACACCACTGGCGTACTCATTTTCGAACCTGTCGGCTGGATCCCGGAAAGCTATGTTGTGCCGATCCAGCGGGTATGGGCCGAGAAGGCCGCTGACCGCCTGACCGGCATCACTGACCGTCCGTTCACGGGCCAGTTACCGGCCCCGACGGTCGCGCCTGCCCCGCAGCTTGCGCCGCCGCAGGCACAGCCGCACGTTCCGTCTGCACATCACCCGCAGGCAACGCAGCCCGCTCCGGTACAGTTCATGCCGCAGCAGGCCCCGGTCGCGCATACGCCTCCCCCGCCGCCGGTCCCGGCTGCGCAGACGGCCGCTGCCCCGGTCATCCCGTCGTTCCTGCAAGGGGGCGCCGCTACCACGGCTCCGCAGCCCGCGCCTGCCCAGCAGGCTCCTGCGCCCCGTAAGCGGCGCACCAAGGCTGAAATGACTGCTGACGCTGGCACTGCGAACGTGGCGCCGCAGGCGGCTCCCGCAGGTGGTCCGGCTCCGGAAGAAATCCCGGCGTTCCTGCGCCGTCAGCCGGATGCCGCCGCTGCCCCGCAGCCAAGTGCCGCAGCCGCTCACGGCATGCAGACCCCGGCCGCACCGAGCGCGGAACTTCAGAACGCGCTCGCCAACGCCTTCAATCTGCCGACGACATGACGGAAACAATCGCACGCCATTCCTTCATGACGCGGCTTAACTGCGTCATGGTGGATGGTCACTTACAGACCAGCGATCTCGCCTATTGGTTCGACCGTCCTTACCCGACGGTTCGAACCTGGGTGCAGGATGGCCGCAGCCCTATGCGCGGCCATCGTCAATCGGCATTGTCGCGGCTCGGGCTGCTCGAGCACGCCGTGGCAAAGCAGCTTGGTTTCCCCGTGCCCGCAAACGTGCGGGCGCACGACCGGCCGAAATACATAGTGAAAATCCGCGATGAACTTGAACACGCTGCAATTTCTCAAGGCAATCCTTCCTGACGACGGAATAAAAGTTGCGCGTGTCATCCGGAAAAACCGGCTCGACAAAAACGATAAGACGGGGAAATACAATAAGTTCGCTGATACGATCGACGGGCTGGCGCACCTAATTCTCGACGAAGATGCGCGGCAGCACGACCCGGAGCAGTACGAACTTTCCGTCTATCATGCGTGCGCAGTTTTTAAGTCGAGGGGGAAGCCTGTAAAAGATAACGCCCTCGGGGCGAAATGCTTCTGGCTCGACGTCGATGCCGGGGAGGGAAAACCGTATGCCGACGCCAGTGCTGCCGCTCACGCCGTCGCAGCTTTTTGCGCTCGCACCGGACTTCCTGCGCCGATCTACGTCGGCTCTGGGGTCGGTCTTCATATCTATTGGCCGCTTGAGCGCATGCTCGATCGCGAGACGTGGGAGCGCTACGCCGAAGGACTGAAGGCGCTTTGCTACCAGCATGGTCTGGATGCCGGCCGCGAGCGTACCGCCGACATTGCTTCGATCCTGCGTACCCCCGGCACGTTCCATCGGAAGAAGGGCGCGGCGCCCGTCATGTGCGGGCCGATGGCCGGACCCTACGCGCTCGAAATGTTTAACGTGTTTCTCGGCGCGGAAGCACCTGCGAAAGTAGCGCCGAAAGCTAAAGCCCCAAAACAGAAACTGCCGAGCGTGATCGCTGCGGCCACGACACAAGTAGAATTCGGCCCGAAGTTTGCTGAACCGATCGCCGCGCAATGCGCGCAAGTCCGCATGGTGCGCGACAACCCCGGAGGGATGAATGAGCCTCTTTGGTACGCAGTGCTGGGCGTACTCGGCTTCGCTGAAGACGGTGCAGACTACGCGCTACGGCATACCGATCCAGCCTGGCACGGAACCATCAACGATAAATTGGAGCAGTGGCGATCCCGAGCCACAGGCGCGACTACATGCGCAAAGTTTAGCGACCTCAATCCTGCTGGGTGCGAAGGGTGCCCGCTCGCCGGAAAGATAACTTCGCCGATCTCGCTAGGCCGCAAGCAACCCGCGTCTGCAATTCCAAATTTGCCGCCGCCAGCGCCCGTGCTGGAAGCGATGAACCAGCAGACATTGCCAAACGTGCCCGCGCCGTGGCGCTGGTCGGCGACAAAGCAACTCGTCATGGACGTAGCCGATAGTCAAGGTGAAGACGCCGAAGCGATCGTGGTGTCCGAATATCCGATCTTCCTCGACAGTGTGCAGATCGGCGAAGTGCAGCACGAAAAAGTATCGTACCTGTTCAAGCAGTTTCTGCCGCAGGAAGGCTGGATCGACATTCACCTTTCCGCGAAGACCGCATTCTCGTCGGCCGGCATGTCCGAATTTTTTGGTAAGGGCGCCGTGATCCACGACAGCAAAGCGTTCCTCGCTTATATCCGCTACGCCGTCGTGCAGTACCTTCAGTCCGAGAAGCGGCGGTTGCGCTACGACCAGTTCGGCTGGAAGAACGGCGAGACGGAATTCTTGTACGGTAGCCAGCTTTATTCCGCCGAACGGAAGTTGACCGCGCTCGGGTCCGACGAAGTAACGCTGCGCTCGAAATGGTTGCAGCCCGCGCCGGGCGGTTCGCTCGAGCGGTGGTCGAACGCCGCGAACCAGTTGTTCGCCGTCGGCTGCGAGCCACAATCTTTCGCGCTGCTCGCCGCATTCGCAGCCCCTCTCATGCGCTTCCACTCCACCGATGAAGGCGGCGCGATCGTGAGCCTCGTCAGCCGCAAGTCCGGCACCGGCAAGTCCACCGCACTGTCGGCCGCGGCATCCGTGTTCGGCGCGACGAAGGGCTTGGCGCTCACGAATATCGACACGAAAGTTTCGAAGGGCCTGACGCTCGGCGTGCTCGGCAACCTGCCCGCGGTCTATGACGAGTTGTCGAACCGCGACCCGGAAGTGCTGAAAGAGTTCGTGCTGATTTTCACGAACGGACGCGACAAGATGCGCGGCAACGCCGAAGGCGGCATCCAGCATACGCAGGCGTCGTGGCAGACCATCCTGATCGCGGGCTCGAACCTGTCCGTGATCGACGCGATCCAGGCGGCCAGCAAGATCGACGCGCTCGGCTACCGCATCATCGAGTTGCCGGCAGCGCTGCCGGATGCGATGCCGCACTCGACCGGCGACAGGCTGAAAAAAGAACTTGAAGCAAATTACGGCTACGCGGGAGACGCCTACCTGCGCACGCTGCTGCAACCGCAGATGCTGGACTGGGCGAAGAAGGCAATGGCGCAATGGACCGACGAGATTTGGAAGGCTACGGGTTTCAAGTCCGAACACCGCTTCTGGGTGCGGACGCTTGGCTCAGTTGCCGTCGCGGGCACCATTGTCAGCAAGATGGGCATTCTCAATTTCAGCACTTCTCGGATCGTGGAGTGGGCGATAGCGCATCTGAAAGATGCGGCTGGGACAACCAGTGGGCAAATTCAAGCGCCGGCCGAGGTATCGTATAGTTCGATCCTTTCCGAATTCCTTAACGAGAATATCGGCGACACGCTGGTCATGCAGGGCGTGATGGGCAAGAACAACGGCAGGCAGGTGCCGCTTATCAAGCCGCTCCGGCGCCTCGCGATCCGCTACGAAGTCGGCACCGCGCGCATCATGATCTCGGAAAGCATCCTGCGCGACTACCTGATCCGTAACGAAGTGAGCCCGCGCGCCATGTTCAACTCACTCCGCGAGCAGGGCGTCATCCTGAATACGCGGCGCATGGTGACGCTGGGTGCGGGCACCGACATTCCCGGCGGCCAGATACCCTGCGTGGAAGTGAACGCATCGCACCCCGCCATCGGTGGCGGCCTTCAGCCGATCGAGAAAATTATGACGTCGCAGGAAGCCAGCGCGTGATCGTGCAGCCGATAACGTCTAAAATTGCGCGAAGCCTGGTTGAACAACACCACTATTTGCACCGTAAGCCGCCGGTATCGTTCGCCTTCGGGTTGCTCGACGGAGACCGCATCGCCGGGGTCATCACGTTCGGCACACCCCCAAGCCGCCACCTGCAAGTGTCTGCCGCACCCACAGCACCTGAAAAAGTTATCGAGTTAAACCGCCTCTGGGTGGAAGATGCGCAACCAAAAAATACGGAAAGTTGGTTTGTATCGCGCGCCTTGGCCCTGCTCCCTCCACTGATCGTGGTGTCTTACGCGGACACAGCGCACGGCCACGCTGGTTATATTTACCGTGCGCTTAACTTCTTCTACGCGGGCTACACCGACATGGAGCGAAAAACGCCGCGGTACGATTACGTGGTGGCAGGAAAACATTCCCGCGATGCGTTTCGCTGCAACCAGTTCACTCGCGTGCGCCGGAAGCCAAAATATAAATACTGGACCCTCACGGGGACGCGCAGAGAACGCCGCGCTTTAGCGCCGCTCGCCGCGTGGCCGAAGCTGGACTGGCACCAAATTTATCCGACGACGGCGTAACTGCCTTCGATCATCTTCGTGTCGGTCGGCAGCGTAGCTTTCGCCGCGGCCATCATCTTCAGGACTTCGCTCATTTTGTCCGAGTTCTTCCGGCGCAGCCGGTTCTCGTCCACGCGCGTCTGGGTGAGCAGCGCGGTATTCGCTGCCTGCAACTTGCCTTTGAACACGGTGCTGAAGTGGTCCATGTGCGGGTCAGGCATCGGCATGTCGAGCACGGTCTTCAGGTGCCTCAGGCCCGCGTGCGTGAGATCGTCGAGCGCGGTGGACGCATCCAGCACCGGCTCGATCGCAGCGGCTTCCGCCTGCGGGCGCACGTCCGGGATCTGCGCGCTGTCCATGGCGCTCAGCTTCGGCACTTCGGGCAACTCGAACACGGCCGCGCGCACGGGACCGCTCGTCGGCTGCATAGCCGACAGGAACGCGGGCGCGGGTTCTGCCAAAAGCGGGTGCATCTGTGGTGCCTGTGTCATGCTCAACACCCGTAGCAGAATTCAGTTCCCTAGTCTATTCCGTAGGTTAGCGGCTCCTGCTTACCTTCCGGTTTAGCCAGTGCCTTGTTCCCATCCTGCGCCAGCTTCAGCATGCGGAAATAAGCATTGTCGATTTTCACGCGCTTCTCGGCAGGCGTCATGGTGCGGTCCACCTGCGTCTCCCGGACTTCGGCGTTCAGCTTGTCCATCTGGCGCTTGATCGCCACGGTGCGCTCGGTGACGCGGGCGTTGTACGCTTTGGCCCCGGCCTCGTCGCCTTTGCGCTCGAGTTCCTTCGCGGTCCGGACCAGCTTCTCCATGCGGTCGTGGCCTTCATAGAAGTCCTGGATAGGCTGCATGTTCGCTGACGGGTAGCGCGACGTGAACGAGCGCAGAATGTAGCGGTCCGAGTTCTTGGCTTCGGGTGCTTCCGGCGCACCGCTCGGACTGATCTTCTCAAGCAGCGGGTCGACCGCGTTCTTCACGAAGCCGGTGCCGAGGCCGCCGGTCCAGCCGCGGATATAGTTGTCGAGTACCTGCGGGGAAGCGAAGCTGCTTTCCTCGAGCCACGGCAATTTTGAAATGCCTCGGCCGAGCCGCTTCGAAAGTTCGGTGGACCCCGGCGTCGACTGCTCGGCAGGCATCAGGTTCTGGTTGCGCTTCGATACCAGTGGCGTGCCGTAGAAGGTCGAGTAGTTCGTCATGTGCTCGAGAGGCGGCACCACGGCGGTCGGGATGAAGTTCGGCGTAACCGAGCCCAGCAGGTTTTTCGCGAAGGCATCGTAGGCTTTCGGGTTCTTGTCAAAATACTGCGACAGCATGCGCTCGGGCAGCGAGCCAAACAGCATGCCCTGCGTGAACGGCTTCGGAATTTTTACCGGCTCGGCGTTCTTGTCCTTCTGGTCGAGGATGAACCAGAACATATCCTTTTCCCAGTGCGGTGCGTTCTCCCAGCGCGGATCGCCCCGGTTCGCCATCCACAGGTAGAACGACGGTGCCGTGATGCCCGCAGCCAGCTTCAGCAGCGTTTCCGCTTTGCGCTCGCGGTAAGACTGCACCATGCGGTCCGTACCCTGGATATTCGCATTCATGAACGCCGTGATCGCGTTCATGCCGCGCATCTGCGCGCCGACGCGCGAGAAGTCCTGCGTCACGTTCCGCGCGTCGAGCGCCGCGCGCATGGTCGATCGTGCCGAGCGGTCGCCCTTCTGCGCACGCATGAACTCGCCGATGCGCGTTGCGTTCTCCATGGTCTCGGACGCGGTGCGCAAAACCTCCAGTGGGGACGTGATTACGTTTTTCGCTTTCTGGAGCAGCGTGCGATCGCGGCCCAGCTTCATGAAGTCGTAGCCCGCATAGTCGCGGTCCATGGCGACCAGTGCCGCCTGCGCGCCACCACCCTTCAGCCAGTCCTTGAAGCCTTCGCCCTTGGTGCCGATCTGGACCATGCCGCGGAACAAGTCGAGGAAAGGCTTGTAGCCGTTCTTCGACTGCACGAACGCCGTCAACTGGTCGCGCGTCGGGTTGCGCAGAATGTACGCGGGGTCGAGCACGGCGCCTGCACGAAGCCAGCTTGCCGGTTTCGACAGCGCCTTCATGATGCCGCCGAGCATCTGTTCGTCCAGACCTTTTACGGCCTGCGCGATCTCGGGCTTCACTTCCCACGTCTCGGCTTTGCCGTCGCGCCAGACCGTGATTTCGTTCGGTGCGTTCTTCTGGTTCGCGGCTCGGAAAACGGTGAGGGGTTCGGCCAATTCTTCCGGCAGGTTGTGGTCGCGTAGCCATGCAGCGACTTCGCTTTCAGCCACTTCCACGGGGCGCGTTTTCGTCGGCACCTTGTGGCCGAATTCGCCACCGACGGGGCTTTTCTCCATCAGGTTTACGAGCGCGTTGTTTACACGGTTCTTTTCCGCGTTCGCCATGTAGGTGTAGGTGTTGCGGATCATGCTCTCGATCGGGTCGAGGATCAGCTTGTCCGAACCTTTAATGCCTTTGACGGGTTGCGCTGCTTGCAGGTTCGCGCCGGGACCGCGCAACGGCACTTCCGGGTCCAGCAGACGGTGGAACGGAATATACGCCGCGTTCAGATCCTTCATCTTGTCCGCGACTTCGGCCGACAGCATGCCGCTGTCGCGCAGGTAATCGAGCGTCTTGTGCTGGAACTCGGTCAGGCCCTGCGCCGCTTTCTCAAACGACGGGTCGTTCTGGCTGGCAATGATGCGCTTCGCCGCCGGAATGTCGATGCCGGTTTCGATCCCGCGCGCATCCAGTTCGACCGCGCGCTTCGCCATGATGTACGCCTTGAAGCGGTCGGTGTCGTTCTTCACGGGCGCGAGGATTTCTTTCAGCGCCGGGCCGTTCACTTCGAACGTACTGAAGTCGAAGGTGCCGTGGTTGACGGCGTGCTGCGCCTTGCCGCCGGACCCGCGCGTGAGGCGCGCGAGATCGTACGGGTCGAACACCGTGTCCAGTTTCACGCCGTTCGTCATCGCTTCCGTGGCCTTCTTCAGCAGGTGCTGGTCGTCCACGTAGTCGCGGTACATTTCGTTCGGCGTCGGGAGAGGCTGCTTTTCCGGTGGCGCCACGCGATCGAGCACCAGGCGCTCGTCAGGCGTGGGTGCGCGCGGAGCCGACGGCATCGGGCTGTCGCCCTTCACGGCCCATGGGTCTGGCGCGGCGGCAGCTTCCAGTGTCGGGCCTGCCTTCGGCGCAGGTGCAGCCACATTTAGATCGAGCGTCGGACCTGCTTTCGGCGCGACCTTCAACCCGCCGCGGCTCGGCCGCACGGCCATCATCGACGTCTCGACCGCTTCCTTCGCTTCGCCAAACAGCTTGCTGTCGGGCGTGACACCGCGAAGTGCTGCCTGCGCTTCCGCATACGGGTAGCCGATCAGCGAGTTCGCGGCACCCATGAACGGCGCAAACGGGATGGAGGCTGCCGACAGCATGCCACGCCCGAAGCGGCCTATCTGGTTGATCTGCGGCATCGGGTTAAACGGCGACGAGTTTTTCTGTTCCTCGCGCATCTTTTCGTAGTTGGCTGGTCCAAGGTCTTCAGCCGCGCTCAACGCCGTCTTCTTCGTGGCGTCCCATGCTTCAGCCGGAATTTGCGTCACCGGCCGGTGGAAGCGCTCGAACGTCGAAGGCGTGCGCTCCACGGGCGGCAGCTTCTTCGTCATGGTGTCGAGGGCCGACCAGTCCATCGTTTCAGGGCGGGCCGTCAAAAGGTTCAGCGTTTCTTCCGGGGGCGGCAGGTCCGGGTTTACGTGCGGCGATGCGACCGCAGGCGCCTGCCGACCGGCCACGCCCCAAGGATCATCTGCGTTCTGGTCTGGCGGTGCCGCTACACCCCACGGGTCCGGCTCGGTTTGCGGCGCGACACCCCACGGATCCTGCGCCATGTCACTTCACCCGTACAGGCTGCCCGTTTTGCAACGTCCACTGCTGTCCGTTGTTGAAGGTCGTGGTTTGCCCTTCTTTAAGCTGCGTCACGGCCTGCGGCGGCAACTGCGCGGGCGCGTTGTTCTGGCGCTGCGGAGCGTTCGGCGTCTGCGACGGCGCGGCCGGCCCCTGCGGGTTCTCGACCGTCGCACGCTGGCGCTCGATCTCCTGGAGCGTGGTGTCGTAGCGCGTCTTCGCTTCCGCCATGGCCTGCTCTTTCTGCGGGCCGGTCATGTCGCGCGCGGCCTGAATGCGTTCGGTCATGGCATTGTGAAGCTGCCGGTTAAGCCCTTCCCATTTGCGCAAGTCAGCCACGGTTGCCGACCGCGCCTTCATGTCAGCGCTGCGCTGGTTGTTATTGCGCACGGTCTCGGCCAGGCGCTCCATGTCCAGCGACAGGCGCTTCTCGAGGCGGCTTTCACGCGCCTGAAACTGCTGATCGCGCTGGTTCACATTCTCGCGACGGATCTCATTTTGCGCGTTGGCGCGGTTATTGCGGCCGTCCTCGCGCACGTCGAAGCGGCGCGTGGTCTCGTCCAGCGTGCGTTCCTGCCGGTCTTCGCGGCGGTTCGACTGGGTGACGCGGTTCTCCAGCGCCTGCGCCTGAAGCTGCATGCGAAGACGTTGCCATTGCTGCTGCGACTGCGCATTCATGATCGGGAACAGTTTGTCGACCGCTCCCGCCATGGCGGCCGGGCTGATATTCGGGTTGCTTCGCTGGATCGCGAGCACGGCCGTCTGCCAGTCGATCTGGGGCTGCTGCATGCCCATAGGGCCTGCCTGCGGTCCTTGCGGCTGCATCGGCATCTGGGGCGCTTGCGGCGGCCCTGCCTGCGGCCCCATCGGCCCCGGCGGCATCATAGGCGCAGGGCCTGCGGCCGGATTGCCCGGAAACATGGGGGGCACGTCCGTACCCGGAGGTACCATGCCGGTCCATGCGTGCGGGTTCTCGATCTGGCCATTCGGGGGCGAGACTTGCCCCGGTCCCGGCGGCAACGGCGACTGAGGCCCTTGCGGCCCCATCGGCATCGCGTTCGGCACCTGCGCTTGGAAGATGCCCGGCAGCGCGCGGCCAAATGCCTCGGCGCCCTGAAGCTGGTTCGAGCGCTGCTGGTTCTCCAGCAGGTTCCGGATGATCTCGCCTTCGTTTTTTGCAGCGCCCTGGTAGCCGCCATACGCTGCTGACAGCCCGGAGATCATTAGAAGATACCCCACGGCGACAGTGCCTGAAGGCCCTGCCCGATCGCGCTGCCATAAACTTGGTTCTGTCCGAACTGCTGCTGCTGGCCCTGCATGCCAAGCTGCTGTCCGGCCTGACCGCGGTTAATGTACGACAGATACTGCTGGATCGCGGCGAGCGTGTTCTGGTCGACCTGACCGCCCGCGCGGCTGAGCGCGTCGAGTGCGCCGATGTTCGACTGGAACGGAAGCTGCGCGCCCTGCGTCATGAGCGGCACGCCCGAAGCTGCGATATTCGCGCCGGTCTGGCTCGCGTTCGCGCCCTGCCCGATCATGCCGGCGGCGGTCTGGCCTGCATAGCCCGCGCGTTGCAGCGCGGTATTTTCCCAGTCCAGATTGAAGTCGCGGACCGATTTGTCCTCGAGCCCAGCGCCATACGGCGTCATGTTGATGCCGCGCGCAGCCTGCCCGGCGCGCGTGCTCTCCAGCGTATTGTGTAGCGCGCGGTTCTTGAATTCACCCTGCGGGTCGAAGCCGCGCGTCATCAGGTCGGTCGCATAGGGCACCAGCGACATAGCCGGACCCTGCCACGCGTTGCCCGCGTTCATCGCGGTCTGACCCTGCCCGAACGCGGCTTGGCCTGCCTGCTGCACCTGCGGGTTATTCTGGAACCCGAAGACGTTGGACTGGTAATAGGGAAGGTTCTGGTGTGCCTGCGAGTTGTTCGCCAGCGTGTTCGTATTGCTGAACGCGCCTTGGTCGGCAGCACCGAAATTCTGGAGTTGCTGGGGCTGCGGGACTTTGCCCTTGCTGCCAAACAAGCCGGATAGACCACCGATCGCGGAGCCAACACCTGCTACGACGCCCATCGTCTAGTCCCCCAGCTTCAACGACCACGTGAGGTCGGTGGGCTTGAACCCGAGCCGCTTAAGGAGCGTGCTCACTCCCTTCGTGCGTGCGTTCTTGAAGTGGACTTTCTCGCTTATGAAACAGACTTTTACGCCGGTTTCCTTCAAGCCCTGCACGAAGGCGTTCAGCATCTTATAGCCGCCCCATCCACGCCGGTATAGTGGGTCGAGCCAGAACATATCGGTGACGGCAAACAAAGTTGAGTTGTAGTGCAGGTGCGGACCGGCGAGCGCGAACACGTAGCCGACTAACTTGCCATCCACGCGCGCCGTGAGCGTTTGAAGAACACCTGCGAGCGCCTGCGCGTAGTAGCGGTCCCAGTCGGGATCGAGCGGCACAGTGTCCTGGTTAAGCGCGATTTCTTTCCAGTGCCGCAGAAAAAGCGGAGAGCACTCCCCGGCGAACTCCGGGAAGCGCTCCCACGCAAAAACGAGATCGGCGTCAGGCTTCGCGGGGGCCGAGGGTTTTCGGCGTCTTTGCGGTGCCTTCACGGGTGGCACCTTCGTTGACGCTTCCGCCCTTGCACTTGGTGCTTGCATCTTCCGCCTTCGGCGATGACTTCGTAAGGCCCTTCAGCATATCCATAGCCGCTTCTCCTGGGTCCGTCGAATTTACTTAATGACTTCGACCAGCATGCCGTTGGCCGTAATGTCGCCAGCGCTGTCGGTGCCGTCGGTGCCGGTGCATTTGATGAGTACCGCCGCGGTAAG